TACTTGTGTGAATCGGTATGGCAATAATATGCTGTATCGAGGCTATGACGATCAAGGCAATCCTGTCAAAAAGAGAATACCCTTTGAACCTACTATGTATCTGGTTTCCCAGAAAGCTACTGGTGAGTGGAAGACACTTCATGGCCAGTCAGTTGAGCCTATTAAACTAGATTCGATGTCAGAAGCCAATGACTTCATCAAGAAGTATAAAGACATTGATAACTTTAAAGTTCATGGCAATGCTAATTTTACAGCACAGTTCATAAACGAAAAACATCCTGGTAAGATTGACTATGACTCTAAACTAATCAATATTGGTAATATCGATATCGAGGTTCAGTCTGATGATGGCTTTCCAGAGCCAGATCAAGCAAAATATCCAGTTACTGCAATCTGCTACAAAAGTAATCAACTAAACACTTACTATGTTTGGGGTACTGGTGATTACGATGTATCTAAGACCGAACTTGATCTAGATGGTGCTGAAGTTCTTTATGTAAAATGTGCTGGCGAAACTGATCTGATGTTAAAGTTTCTTAACTATTGGATGCACAACACTCCTGATGTGATTACTGGTTGGAACATTCGACTATTCGATATACCATATCTCATCAAACGGACAGAAAATATCCTCGGTCCAGAAACTGTGAAGAAGTTCTCCCCCTTCGGTATCACCAAATATCGACAGATTGCTATAAAAGGCAAAGATTTGGATGCCTATGAGATTTACGGTGTTCAACAAGTAGATTATTACGATCTATTTACAAAGTTTGGTTACACATATGGTACTCAAGCATCTTACTCATTAGACCACATTGCTTCTGTTGTTCTTGGTGAGAAGAAACTGTCTTACACAGAACATGGTTCACTCTTCGGACTATACAAGTCAGACCATCAAAAGTTTATTGATTATAACATTAAAGATGTTCAGTTAGTTGATAAGATTGATGTCCAGACTGGCTTGATGGACTTAGCACTTGTTATTGCTTACAAAGGTGGTGTCAACTACGCAGAGACTTTTGGTACAACAGGCATATGGGATACTATCATCTACAGATATTTGTATGCTAAGAATATCGCAGTACCGCCAACAGAACACAAACACAAAGATTCGTATCCTGGTGGTTATGTTAAAGAGCCTCGACTTGGTATGAGCGAGTGGGTTACATCATTCGATTTGAACTCTCTATATCCAAACCTGATTGTTCAGTACAATATGTCTCCTGAAACTCTACTGACTGGCACTGGTGATTTTACAGCAAGTGGTGTTGATCATTATCTACACAACGAACTGACAGAAGAAGCTAAATCCAGAGATGTTGCAGTTGCCGCAAATGGTTCGATGTATCGTAAAGATAAGCGTGGTATCATGCCAGACATTATCATTGGTCTGTACAACGAGCGTAGAGATGTAAAGAATGATATGCTTAGACTCAAGCAAGACTATGAAAAGAAAAAGTCGGCTGATCTGAGTCGTGAAATCAACAAACTTGATAATACTCAAATGGCTGTAAAGATTTTGCTCAACTCTCTTTATGGTGCTTTGGGTAATCAATACTTCCGATACTTTGAGTTACGAATCGCAGAAGGCATTACATTGTCTGGTCAGTTGTCGATCAAGTGGGCTGAGAAAGCCATGAATGAGTACATGAACAAGATGCTCAAGTCAGAAGAAGATTATGTAATTGCGATTGATACTGATTCTCTTTATGTTGATATGAAGCCACTTGTTGATGCAGTCAAACCAAAAGACCCAGTTGCGTTCATTGACAAGGCCTGTGAAGAAAAGTTCGTACCCATGTTTGCTAAGTCTTATGAAGATATGAATAATCAAATGTCGAGTTATGAGAATCGAATGGTAATGGCTCGTGAAGCAATTGCAGATAAAGGTATCTGGACTGCCAAGAAACGCTATATACTTAACGTATATAACAATGAGGGTGTTCAATACGCAGAGCCCAAACTCAAGATCATGGGCATTGAAGCAGTCAAGTCATCAACGCCACAGATTGTTCGAGATAAGTTCAAGAAAGCGTATTCGATTATGCTAAACTCAACAGAGGCTGATCTACAGAAGTTCGTAGCAGACTTCTATGAAGAGTTCAAGAGTTTGCCACCAGAAGAAGTATCTTTTCCTCGTGGCGTGAGTGACATAGAGAAGTGGCAAGATAAATATACGATATATAAGAAGGGTACTCCAATTCATGTTAGAGGTGCATTATTGTACAACAAACAAATTGAGAAATTGAACCTTTCTATTGAAGGTATCAAGAACGGATCAAAAGTGAAGTTCTGTTACCTGAAGATGCCTAATCCAGTTATGGAGAATGTCATCTCCTTCAACCCATTCTTACCAAAAGAGTTTGGCTTACATGATCACATTGATTATGAGGTACAATTTAACAAGACATTCAAAGAACCCTTGAAGCTGGTATCTGATGCCATCAACTGGGAACTTGAATATATAAACTCGCTCGAAGGCTTTTTTACATGAAAATGATTATACCCACATTCAAAGCTTTTACAGAAAGACTGTATTATGAAGCAATGTATGAAAGAGATGAATGGGGTGAAGATAAGATATCTGTGGAAAAGTGGTTAGAAGAAAATGAAGAATTTATTAGAGAAGAGTATTTACTTTTAGCTATGACAAAAAAAGATTTAGAGTCAGAAGACAAATAGGAGAAAACAATGTCAGATATATTTGATTTCGGTTTCACAGCCGTAGACGAAGATGAACTACAGTCGGTAAAAGCAGTCAAGCAAGAAGCGACTTCGGCATCTTCAACAGCAAAGCAGTTGCAGGGTCAACTAGATGAGTTATACAACGCAGTTACTCCACTGTTGAATAACTTAAAAGCGAATCCAGAAAAAGAGTACATTTTATGGCCCAATCGTACTCTAAAAATTGAGCAGTTCGAGAAAAAGTTGTTTGACATTTACAACAAGTAGTGTTATAATAGCCTCGTGAAGTATAATATAGAATTTGAATTTGGAGAATAAATTATGTCGTCATTAATGGAAAAACTTGCCAAGAACTCGACAATCAAGGCAACATCAAATATCATGGACTCAAAAGTCTTTGGTAAAAAAGAAATGTCACCGACACCAGTACCTATGGTGAATGTTGCATTGTCTGGTCGAATCGATGGTGGGTTAACACCAGGCTTGCTGATGCTTGCAGGCCCATCAAAACACTTTAAGTCTGCTTTCGCATTGTTGATGGCTGCCGCATATCAGAAGAAATATCCCGAAGCAGTTGTGCTTTTTTATGATTCTGAGTTTGGTACGCCACAGTCGTACTTTGAGTCGTTTGATGTAGATATGGATCGAGTGATTCATACACCGATTACTGATGTCGAGCAGTTGAAGTTTGATATCATGCAACAGTTAGATGGTCTTGATAAGAAAGATAAAGTCTGTATCGTAATCGATTCTATCGGTAACCTTGCTTCTAAGAAAGAAGTTGAAGATGCTATGTCTGGTAAATCAGTTGCTGATATGTCTCGTGCCAAGCAGATGAAGTCTCTGTTCAGAATGGTTACACCGCACTTGAATCTAAAAGATATCCCTCTTGTTGCTGTGAATCACACATACAAAGAGATTGGTCTGTACCCGAAAGATATCGTGTCTGGCGGTACTGGTGCTTACTATTCTGCTGATGCTATCTGGATTATTGGTCGTCAACAAGAGAAAGTTGATAAAGAGATTGCTGGCTATCATTTCATCATCAACATAGAGAAGTCTCGCCATGTTCGTGAGAAAGCAAAGATTCCAGTGTCTGTGACATTTGAAGGTGGTATCTCGAAATGGTCTGGTCTAATGGATGTCGCTGAAGCAGGTGGTTATATCGTCAAGCCTAAAGTTGGTTGGTACGAAGCAGTCGATCCATCTACTGGTGAAGTATTGTGCGATAAGATGATGCGAGCCAAAGAGATTGCTGATAACAAAGAGTTCTGGTTGATGATGTTTGAGAAGACTGATATTGCAACCTTTATTAAAGAGAAGTACACAATGGCAACTAAGTCATTGTTAGAAGACGATTCCGAGATGCCAAATATGGAGACAATCGCAGATGCTTGAGCAAACGATTCTATCGGGATTGTTACATAATGAAGACTATATGCGTAGGGTTATTCCCTTTCTTACTGAAGAATATTTTGATGATTTCTCAGAGAAGGGTGTCTACAAAGCAGTAGCAAAATACATAGCAGATTACAACGGAGTGCCTACAAAAGAGGCACTTCGAATCTCTATTGAAGAAAGGTCTAACATTAGTGATGAGCAGTTCAAAATGATGTCAGACATCATCTCAGGTCTTGAGTATGATGAGAAAACTGATGTCGAATGGCTAGTTGATAAGACAGAACAATTCTGTCAAGACAAGGCTGTTTACAATGCTGTTCGGGAATCTATTCTTGTGCTTGATGGTCAACACAAAGAACTAGACAAAGGTTCTATTCCTGATCTGCTGAGTAAAGCACTTGGCGTATCATTCGACCAAAGCATTGGTCATGACTTTCTAGAATCGCCAGAAGAACGATATGAGTTCTATCATACAAAAGAAGACAAGATTGCATTCGACCTTGATCTGTTCAACAAGATCACAAAGGGTGGTTTGTCACGCAAGTCTCTGAGTATCGCACTTGCAGGTACTGGTGTTGGTAAGACTTTGTTCATGACTCATTGTGCATCAGCCAATCTTATGGCAGGTAAGAATGTTCTCTACATCACAATGGAAATGGCAGAAGAGAAAATCTCTGAACGAATTGATTCTAATCTAATGAACACAACGATTGATAGTCTTGGTGAGATGCCTCGTGATGTTTACCTCAAGAGAATCAAGCGAGTCAAAGATAAGACAGCAGGTAAGTTGATTGTCAAAGAGTTTCCAACAGCAAGTGCTGGCTCTGCCCACTTTCGTCATTTACTCAACGAACTGAAGTTGAAGAAGAACTTTACTCCAGATATCGTTTATATTGATTATCTAAATATATGCACAAGTTCTAGAATGAAAGCGGGTGCGAATGTAAACTCGTACACGATGATCAAAGCAATCGCAGAAGAACTTCGTGGTCTTGCTGTAGAGTTCAATGTTCCAATCTTGAGTGCTACACAGACAACGAGAACTGGCTATAGCAGTTCAGATTTGAATCTAGAAGATACTTCTGAATCATTTGGTCTACCTGCTACTGCTGACTTTATGTTTGGTTTGATCTCAACAGAAGAACTAGAAGGTCTTGGTCAGTTAATGGTCAAGCAGTTGAAGAATCGATGGGGTGATACTAACTATCTCAAACGATTCATCATTGGTATTGATAGAGCGAAGATGAAGTTATTTGATGCAGAAGATTCTGCTCAAGATTTAGTCAGTGACGGCTCATCAACTCAACAGACTGATAGTAAGCCTTCCTGGGGTGACAACAAAGATAATGTTGTCTCATATAGAAATAAGAAGAAACCAGACTTTGGTGGATTGAAATAGGAGAAAGTTATGTGGCTTTGGATGGTAAGTAGTATTGCGGGTTCACTTTTAGGTGCCGCTTCTACGAAATGGTTTAAAGATACGAAAGCAGGTTTGTGGTGTTATGATAAGTTTGAAGATATCGCAGACTGGGCAACCGAAAGATATGGCATTGATATCTTGGATAAAGAAGGCATTGCATGGAGACGAAAGTACCCGAATGTCGCAAAACAGATAGACGAGTTAAACGCTGAAGTAGACGCATTGGCTAAAAAAGTAGCAACTCTCGAACCGAAGAAGAAAACCTCAAAAAGTAAAAAATAACTCTTGACATTTAGTTTGTTTGTGTTATAATAGTTAGTATTAATAGTGAGAGGGACCTATATTATGACAAATGTGGTTAGTTATTATGCTCCGCTGAGAGACTTTATTTTAGGTCAAAGTGATTTTCAAAGAAGGTATCGTGATGATCCTTCTTTTAACTTTAATCGTCATGCTGATTTTCCATTTGAGAACATCAACCTTAGACAGTCTAAAATTCTTTTGAAAAGTCTTTGGGATTATGATTGGGATAAGCATGGTGAATTGCACTTTATGGATTTTCTGATTAGTCTTAATTTGAGAGAAGCTGTATCAAATTTAGACGATGCAGAAGCTGAGAAATTTGCGAGAGAGATATTTGATAAGATTGAGGATAAAATCTTTGACATTATCTATTATCAAGCAACCGAAGATTCTAGTGTATCTTTTGGACTACACCCATCAAAAATCTAAACTTATGTATACACAAACTCACTAAAATATAGAGGTAGCGTAGAGATGCAAGATATGATTTGGTGTGTTAGCTGGTATGATCTCAATGATGAAAGACATATTGAGTGGAATGTTCCTGACCCGTTTTGGTTAAAAGATAGACTTATTGAAGACGGCATTCCAGAAGAAAAGATAGATGTTTACGAGAAAGACGTTTCTTGAGACGAAAAAAAAGCGACCCTAACAAGTCGCTTTTTTAATGATAGATTACGTGGTCGGGAGGAACCCCACCTGCATATAAAATGCTTCCCCGACTATTCCTTCTGTGAGTATTAATTTTACTAAAAGTCACACTTGCCTCTTGTGTTATTGAACACAGTTACACGCACCCTTAC